CTATTTTTCTTTGAACTTTTCACTACAACCATGATTTTTTCTCACTTTTTCTTTGAACTTTTCCAACTTTTTGCTCATACCACCCGCTTCTAAAAGTTCCATTTCTTCTTCCTCTCTTTGCTTAAGATTTGATTTGATAGTTCTCAACATAGTTTTAGAGGCTTTCTTCATGTCAATTGTATAGGACGAAGGGGCTGTGGGATTGTTGAGTTCTGCTACGTATCTTGGCATATAATATCAATCAATATTTTATTATTTTTATTTTTTTATCATGACGACATATTTCCCGTTGATGAAGCAAACGATTAAATCCTCATTTCCAACAAAACTCAAAATATGTTGTAGAACATCGGGTGGTAACTTCACCAATGCTTTCAACATATATTAATGGAAGAACCTTTTTGCGTCCTTTTTTATGCTTGATAAATTGTAAAAGTTGAACCATTCCAGTAGGCCACCACAGTTCCACCATTAATTGCTCCAGTCGAAGTATGTAGAGTAAAAGTGGATGAAGTATTATAAGTGATTGTCCTATCAGCACTAGTTGATTGTAATCGTAGGAAAAATCCAGCTGGAATGCCAGTAAGACCAGCATTGGATATTGTGAAATTGGCAGTGGCAACCAATGTTTTACCATTATCAACAGTAGTTGGTGTGAAAGTTCCAGCTCCTTGAGTGACAACAGTATAACTATTTGGTGAATAAACATCAGAACCGTTGAAACTAAAAGGTTGTATTAGTGTTCCGCTCCCATCATCGATAATACATCCTCCTTCTCCCACAATTAATTCCTCTGTTCCTACAGCAGAAATGGAGTTGGTATTAATTGACATAAAATAGAGTAATTCAGTAGAAGCAAAAGGCCCAACTGGATTGAGTGGTGATAAAGTCAATGCTACTGGAGTATGAACATATTTGAAAGGAGTAGGATAAGATGGGTCAAACATGAAATAGTATATATAAGGTATTCCAGCAGTAATGGTTGATGAACCACCAGCTGGAACATAGGAGCGACGACTTAGGTAAAAGTTAGGAGAAGTGGCTGGTAATGTATAAACCGATATAAATGGCTTTGAAGTAGTAGTCAAACTGACAAAAGTAAAGTAAAACCCTTTGAGATTTGATACGACATAGGAAGAAGGTTGAAAAGACATTCCCCAAGAAATGTTATTATAGACAGATGATACATTTTTATAATACCATCCATTGTAACCACTATTGACTGCTCCACTCGTAGGCATCATTGGTGGAGAACTTGGCAATGTTCCATACACGGCTGGGGAATTAGCAACTCGCAAAGGTGATGCGTATTGTAACTTTTGAATGGATGATGTATTGTTTAAAACTTGATTTCCCCATACATAACCAGTTCCACCAGTAGAAGTAATCACTTGACCAGTTGTGCCAACACCAATGTTAAAACCAGCTCCAGTTGCTCCAGTTGCTCCAGTTGCTCCAGTTGCCCCAGTCGGACCTTGAGGACCAGTAGCTCCAGTAGCTCCAGTAGCTCCAGTAGCTCCAGTAGCTCCAATCGGACCAGTAGCTCCAGTAGGACCAGTAGCTCCAGTAGCTCCAGTAGCTCCAATCGGACCAGTAGCTCCAGTAGCTCCAGTAGCTCCAATCGGACCAGTAGCTCCAGTAGCTCCAGTCGAACCTTGAGGACCAGTAGCTCCAGTAGCTCCAGTAGCTCCAGTCGAACCTTGAGGACCAGTAGCTCCAATCGGACCAGTTGCTCCAGTTAATGCTAATGGCATTTGATATCCTTTAATATCATTAATTGTTATACTCCCATTAAAAACACCTACATTATTCCAATAATAATTTTGTGGTGATGTATTATTATATAACTGTGATACAATAATATTTCCATTTTGAATAAGTCTTAAATATGTGCCATCAAATAACATACCAATTAAATCACCATCATTATATGGGTAAGTTGTTCCAACATCAAATCCAGTAGATGTTATAAAATATGGTATTGTTGAATTATTCGCTAATTGAATATTATAAAACTCAGTTCCAATAATTGAGCCATATGAACCAAATGCCAATGCTGGTAATTGAAATTGAAAATAAGCACAAGATGTTATAATATTAAACTTTTCTATTGATATTATTATTCCGTAATTATCATTAGCAGTAATACTTGTAGATGAATTAAATGTAAATGTATCGGGATTGCCTTGTTGAACAATTTGAAATTGTAAAAATGATTGCCCAAATGCTCCAGTCGGTCCAGTGTCACCTTGAGGTCCAGTAGCACCAGTGTCACCTTGAGGGCCAGTTGGACCTACATCACCTTGAGGGCCAGTTGGACCTACATCGCCTTGCGGACCTTGTGGGCCAGTAGGACCAGCTCCCATAACAGATACACCATTAAAAGTCAAATCCGTTGATGATAATACAGCAATGTTTGTATCATTTGTTATTGTCGTTGAAATACCAGTCATGTAATTTGTTTTTGTGATGACTGGACCAGCAACAAAAGTTGCTAAAATAGGTTGTGCTAATCCCGATAAATCTGCCGTATCAATGATTCCAGTATCATCGGGATTTGTAGTAATTCTTGCGGATTGAGGACTTAATGATGTCAGCCAATAAGTAGTTCCTACTACCATGTTAGCGGTATTTTGAGTAACTTGAACTGGATTTCCAGCACCATTAAGATTCCAAGGAGGAACATTTATAGGACTTTCAAATATAATAAAAGTAGGACCACTGGCAGTGACATTTGGCAAATTGGTTAAAGTTCCAGTTGATGAACTATTGTCAATCAATATATCTCCTCCCACACCATTGACACCAATATGACTCGCATTATAAATATAATTATTCGCCATATCTACAAAAGTAGATGCTGGAAAGGTTGCCCACAAAGACGCATCGGCTGGGTCACCTTGCGGTCCAGTAGGTCCAGTGTCACCTTGAGGTCCAGTAGCACCAGTGTCACCTTGAGGTCCAGTAGCACCAGTATCACCTTGAGGACCAGTAGCACCAGTATCACCTTGAGGACCAGTTGGACCTACATCGCCTTGGGGGCCAGTAGCACCAGTATCACCTTGAGGACCAGTAGCACCAGTATCACCTTGAGGACCAGTAGAACCAGTATCACCTTGGGGGCCAGTAGCACCAGTATCACCTTGAGGACCAGTAGAACCAGTATCACCTTGGGGGCCAGTAGCACCAGTATCACCTTGAGGACCCGTAGCACCAGTGTCGCCTTGAGGGCCAGTAGCACCAGTATCACCTTGAGGACCAGTATCACCTTGTGGTCCAGTTGGTCCTTGTGGTCCAGTCGGTCCAACAGTTCCCGATGCTTCAACCCATTCAAATCCTAAAAGACCATTTGAACCAACAACTTGTCCAGCCGTTCCCGAGTGGGCAAAAGTATAAAGTCCTTCTAATTTACCATTTACAAGATTTGAATAAGCAGTTGTTTGAACTGTTGAATCGGCGAACCCTAATTCTTCCAATGATTGGAAATTAACAGAAGATGAGATGCTAACTGTGGGATTGCCCTCATCTGCTATAAACTTTAGATTACCAAGTCGAAACCCAGTGCTATCAAAAAGATTACGGGACATATAATAATTACAAAGATATTTCTGTAATTATTTTATAATTTTAAACCCATTCGCCTTTTGCTGGTGTCCAAAGGTTATGCTCTTTGACGTATTTTGAGGCGGCCCCCAGTTTGAGATTTCTATCTTTCATGACTTGTTTTACAATCTCTACCCTTTCTATTGCTTTGTCAGTCATTCCCCTTTTTACTTTTACTTTTTTCTCCGCTACCACTTTAGGTTCAAGGAGTTTTGCGACTGCCATTTTTGCTCTTTCAGTTTTGGTTTCGCCCTCTACACGATGTAGTTCGTCTTCAACATTTTTCAAAACCTTTCTACGTGGTTTTCTTGCCTTTTTAGGTGCTTCCTTGACCATACCTTCCTCGAACTTTTTCTCACCTTCAACACGACCTTTCTCACTTGTAAGTTTAGCAATTTCATCTCTCAAATGAGCCATTTCTCCTCTATGAGCAATATCCATTTTCTTCATGTAGTCAGCCTCTGTTTCGGGTTTAGGGTGTTCGAATACGACTTCCTCATATTTGGTTCTTGCTTTTCTTGCCTTTTTGGGTGGTTGTTCTCCAAATGTAACTTCCTCAAACTTTTCCTTGCTCTTGTTCTTACTGCCTTTTGGTCTGCCTCGTTTTCCAGCCCCCATCACTGCTCCTTTTACAGCATCTTTCACCAATTCTTTGCCTACTGGAACAATCACGTCATTGACAATCTCTTTTCCTACATTGCCCAAAAACTTACCAGCGGGTTTGATATAATCATCATATATACCACCGCCACATTTTATCATATCCATCAACTCTTCTTTAGACATTTGTGATAAATCTCCTCCAGTATATTGTTTTTCATGTTGGTCTGCTTTTGGTTGCTGATACATCAACGCTCCACCTTCTTCTTCATCACTCGAAGAACTATAGCTACTATCACTATCACTATCATCTTGTTGATACATCATTGCCCCACCATTCAAATGTTTCGTGCTACTTTCAACGGCTCTGTTGTTATACTGTAAAAAACTACCATTGTGATGTTCCTTTGAGCCTACAATCAATGGGTCTTCATAAAATGTCTGTGATGGCTGTTGTGAAAAAGGATGTCCGCCATCACTTTTGCGATTCATAAATCTTTTATCTTGTTGTCCTAAAAATCCCCATTGAGTATACTGTGGTGTTTCGTGAATGTAGGATTTTTTAGAAGCATTAACTTCGTCAATCATCATAGGCGACATATAGGAAGTCATTATACATTAATAAAATTAAAATAATTTAATTATTTTATTGTTTCAAAGTATAATGGAAGAACCCAACGTAATCTATTTTGACACGATTTCATGTAATCTTGCTTCAACAAGTGGTGTTCCTCCTCAAGCGACATACAATCAAGCAAGAACTATTCCTTATCTTAAAAATCCCGAAGATTATTATGGGGCAGTCATATCTTTCTATATCAATGATACATCAATTCCAGTCATAACTCCCGATATTGTTCCATATCAATCCAACCCTAATTTGACTGTCTATACTGTTTCATTACAAGCACAAGGTCAAACAGTGACACAAAATGTCATTTTTGAACCTCAAAATCTTGTTGTTGAAGTTCCTTTAGGACCAAGTTTATATCCCGATGGACTCCCAAATTATAAGACTGGATACTACAATATCCAATCATACGCTTTTTTCATGGGTTTAGTGAATAATGCTTTTGAAACAGCATATACTGCTCTTCAAGTATTAGTCCCATCTTTACCAATATTCGACCCACCTATTTTAAACTTTGACAGTGCGACAAATCTCTTTTCTCTCACTGGAACAAATAGTTTATACAATAATGATACGGCTTCACCAACACCCATATACATTTTCATGAATAGTCCGCTATACCATCTTTTTGAGTTTGCGAACTATTTTAAAATTGTAAATGGTATAGCAGAGAATCAAATTATTATGAACGCTAATACTTCAATCATCGATACAACAAACGATGTGATTACCAATATTCAAGAAGTATACTCGGTAGATTTGTGGAACACAATTACAAATATAGTAATTACTACAGCAAATATCCCAGCAGTTCAAACAAATGTAGGCAATCCTCAAGTGTATTATAACGGTCAAGTCTTACCAATTTCAACCAATAACTCAAACACTCGTCAAGTAATGTTAGATTTTCCCTATACTTTAAACTCTGTCAATCAACCTATATCATATGTCCCAACCGCTCAATACCAACTATTTGAGATGAATAGTTCAGAACCCCTATATACTATGGATTGGCAAATGTCCTACAGAGCAAGAACGGGATTATTGTATCCAGTATTCTTAAACAGTGGAACAGTCGCATCGTTAAAACTTGGATTTTTCAAAAAGTCGTCATTCAAACATTTAAAAGCAATAGTTTGAAAAGTATAGGATAAGATACAATAAAACGAAAAAGGTTAAAAAACTTTCTAATTTAAAACTATATGTCAGACATTAAGACGGTTACTGTGACTGACTCAAGAATTGCGGATTTAACCCCCGATTTGGTTTACTCAGTTTTCAACGGGGCACAACAAAACACCTACCAAGGATTTCCATTCAACTCTGCCTCAAACTCTTCTCTCACGGCAAATATCCAAATCCCAAGTGAATCGATAGCCTCTGACGCAAGAGTGCTTTTACAGAGCGACCTCAATTTAACGATAAATTGTGCGAATGTTCCAACTGGGTCAAGTTGTTTCCAATATGGATTGACCGACTCGCTGAACAGTTATCCCCTCCAGTCGCTTTTTACGACCGCATCACTCACAATCAACAATGCTACCTCATCTACCAACTATAAGGATGTTATGCCTTTTATCAAATTGTTAGAGGATAAATCTACTCTCGATAAATCCAACTCCACATCACCCGATTTCATCAACGAAACATGGGGCAACTATGCTGATGCCGTTTTATCCAACTCAAATCCTATGGGAAATCTTAACGACATGGCTTATGACAATGCTCGTATTCCTAATGGTTCTTACCCAGCAACCGTAAGCATCAACAGATATGTTGCGGGAACATACACTGATACCAGCCCAATTTCTACTGGTGCTAACAACACTTGGGTCATCTACCTAACCTTTAGGGGATTAACTGAACCTTTCTTGTGTCTATCTCCATTCATCAACAACTCTTTCAACAGAGGTGCTTTAATCGGCTTGAATAACATTGCGATGACCATGAACATTGATAGTGCTTGTTCAAAAGTATGGACGACTGGAAACTGCTCGGCGGGTGCTCAAGGTTGGAACTCTTACATTACCAGTATTACTCTTGGAAATCCAGCATCAAACTCTCTTGGTTTCACCAACTCAAGACTTTTGTTCAACTTTTTAACTCTTACTGATTTACAGTATTCTCAAATCTCCACCAAATCGGTCACCAACTACACTTCATATGACAGATACATTTCACCAGCATCCAACTCTCCAGTAATGACAGCAAACACTGGTGGTTACAATGTGACATTCCAAAACATCCAGTTGTCGCAAGTTCCATCACTCATGATATTCGCCCTACGAGTTCCAATGAGTTCGCAGAACTGGTCTTACACTGATGGTTTTCTATCAGTTGGTCAAGTGAGCATCACATTCAATAACCAGTCGGGCTTGATAGCATCAGCAAATACTGCTAACATCTACAACATGTCAAGAGCAAATGGTAGTCAGCAGTCTTACAACTCTTTTAGAGGACAAGCAAACGCAATCCAAGCGGGAGTGGCTGTCACAGTTCCTACTTTGGGTTCAATGATTATAGTCGATTGTGCCAAAGACCTTTCCCTAAATGGTTTGCTATCCAACGGCAGTATCGGTCAGTTCAACGTTCAAATCCAATTACAAGGTGTCACCAACCAAAATCCTTTCCAAGTCCAACCCGAAGGCATTCTTATGTGTGTCAATGAGGGCTTTGCTGTCACTCAACTTGGTAATACCCAGTTCTTCACGGCAGTATTATCACGTGAGAGTGTTCTTGACGCAAAGAGCGAACATCCAGTCAATGTTGTTGATGAAACTCTTTACAAGAGGACTGTTGGTGGTGCGATGAAACCATCTCAAATTGGAAAATATGTTAGAGG